TGTTTAGCCGCCACAACGTTTACGGGTTCTACGGTCACCGACGTTATGGGTTCAGGCGGCGGCGGTCACGGTTCAACTACGGGCGGCGCGGGTGGCACGGGCGCGGGTAATGGTGCGTCCGGTACGGGCGCGGCTGGCAATGCAACACAAAACGGGTGCGGCGGTGGCGGCGGCTACGGTACGGGCGGCACGGGCTATGCGGGCCGCGTATTTGTGAGGTTTAAGTAAATGACGCAACAATTAACGTATTTTGCTCAAATAGATGAAAATAACGTGGTAATTGACGTGCACGTTGTTACTGCCGAATTTATGGCGGCGAATCCTGAGCGTTACCCGGGTACATGGATAGAAACATTTTACAATTCACCGGGCAAAACGTACGCTGGTATTGATTACGTTTGGGACGGTACAGATTTTCAACCGCCAATAACGGAAAATAACAATGAATAAAAACGCGCAATTACAGACCGCAGACCAAACTTTAAAAGGTGCAATTATTGCTTTAGGTAGTTACGTGGCTCATTCTCAGGGCGTGGACCCTCAAATTATCGCGTTAAGTATCCCAGTAGTTTCAGGTATATTGGCGTACCTTTCAACGCTGCTCGGCAATAAGCACACTGCCTGCCTTTTTGTTGCAAAAGACGATAAACCTAAATAATGCCCGCTGTTTATAAGGTACCTACTTACCCGGTAGTGACGGATAAATTGCCCGGTACTGAGCTTTGGGTCAAACTAGCCAACCGTTATTCAGGTGGCGCATTGTGGAATAATGGCACATTTGTTTTTAGGGATATCAGAGGCAAGCCGGGCAAAATTAGTAACCACGCAAGGGGCGTGGCAATGGATTTGAGCTACAGGTTTATTGAGCCCCGCAATTTGGGCGTTACTGACGGGCGCGCCAAAGCTATTACTTTTTTGCAAACCGTTTTAGATAATTGGGATACGTTAGGGGTACAGCTGGTTATTGACTATTGGCCTGCACCTTTTGGGCGTAGCTGGAATTGCAGCCGGGTAGGTATGGGCGTAGCCAAACCTCACGCAGCCGAAGCATGGGTAAAACCCAAAACCAAACTATTTAGCGGGGCCCCTCAAGGTGACTGGCTGCATATTGAAATAACGCTAGGTATGGCCTTGCACCCTCAAAACGTCAGGGCCGCATTTAGGCAAGTGTTCAAATCCACCACTGAATAGCACCCGCCCCTTATTATGGGCTTACAAGTTAAAAGGGGGTCGCAGCGTGACCAATGAAGAAAAGCCCAACCTTATTTTTTATGAGGTTTTGACGGGCAAACTTAATTCAGGTTATGAAATTATGGTGCAAATATTTAGGTACCCTGACGGGCGCATAAGCCTTGCCCAGTTTGCTTTTAAACCTAATTTGGGGGCTACGTGGGGACCACCTAACAGGCTTACCCATATGAGCACTACCCCAACGAAAGAAGAGGCCTAGCGTGGCTGCCTATTTTGCCAAGCTGCTAGCCGTAGGCATTGGCTTTGTAGGGGCCCTAGCAGCCGTTACAACGGCTCAAGCGCCCGCGACCCCCCTAGAGGTACCGCCAGCCGTTTACGCAAGCACTGAGAGCCTTATAACGCCTACTACAGCTGTTGTGGTAATTACTCCCTCTACCACAGCACCCCCAACCCTAGTTAGCAGCACTGAGACGTGCACGGGCTGGGTTGAAAAGGCGCGGCAGGTGGGGTGGCCTGAGCAAACCCTGCCCACTCTCGCGGTAATACTCCGCCGTGAGAGCGGCTGCCTACCTGCCGCGTTGGGTGACAAGGACAAAGGCGGGTCTTATGGGTTACTTCAAATTCATTGCCCTACGTGGGGGTTACCTAACCGCTATAACAAAATTGGTTGGTTGCAGGCGCGGGGCATTATTGAAACTTGCGAAGATTTGTTTGAACCTATAACCAATTTGGTTGCCGGGTTGCTTATCTGGCATGAAGCCAAAGGGTTTGGCGTTTGGTCAACGTATGACGGCTGACGTTTATTTAGCAGTGCCTTTGTTAATCATAATTTTTATCCTGTTTTCGGTGCAGCCGTGACCCCTGAAGAAACAGTTGAAACGTTAGAACAGCTTGCAGAGCGTTTAAATACGGCCTCTATTGCTTTTACTATGAGCCAAGCCGCTTACTATTTGGTCAAACAGCAGCGCATTATTGAAGAGCTACGTGCAGAAATATCTACTTTGCAAACATTGGCTAATTATGAGTGATAGCACTTTCAATTATGAAGCAGCTTTTAAATTGGGGCACAATTACGCCCGGTACGTGGCTGAGTGTCTTATTGACGCAGGCGTAAAAGCAGAATTACCACCCCTTGAATTTGCTAAAAATGAAGCAGACCGTCAACGCTTTACGCAGCATGAAAAAGACGTTATAACTGCTGCTGGGGTACTTGAAATAAAAAGCTCTAGCCGCGTATTTGGCCCTAAACCGTTTGACTATCCCCACCCCAGCCTCATTGTTGACACAGTGCACGGTTACGCCAACAAAGCCCGTAAACCCGTTGCTTATTGCATAGTTTCGCAGGCAACTAACGCAATTTTGGTGGTGCCAGTATCTACGCAACCATTTTGGCGGGCTGAAGATATTTACGATAAACAGCGGCTGTTAACTGCTGAAATGCTTATTGCTGACAAACGGCATTTACGGTCATTCAGTGAGCTAGTTGCATGGATTAAAAGCAAAACAGCGTTACAGCCAGCAAGTATGGTAAAACCGTCAATTACAACGTGAAAGGCAAGCAGCGTGGCATTTAATTTAGGGGATTACGTAACCGTTAATGAGCGCCTAATTATGGCGTTAAAGGTGCACCCAAAACTACGTATTCAAGAGACCAGTGCAACGGTTGAGCAGTACGGTAACGCAACCGTGCTTATTTGCACAGTTACGGTTTGGCGTGATGAGACAGACCCGCTGCCAGTCATTGCGTCAGCTCAAGAAAGTTTGCCGGGCACTACCCCATTTACTAGGCAAAGTGAGCGTATGGTGGGATTTACGTCGGCTTTGGGCCGGGCGCTGGGCTATATGGGCTTTGGGATAGATAAAAGCATTGCCAGTGCTCATGAGGTGCAAGCCCGCCAACAGGCCGTACAGCCAGTTGATGACCCTTTCCCTACTACGCCTGAAGAAGAAAACCGTTTAGCTATGCGCCGCATTGTTGAAAAAGAAGCCAACAAAAAGAAGGCAGCAGCAGCTAACGGGCCTATTACTGACCCTCAAAAGAAAATGATAAAAATTCAGGCTAATAAAGCTGGTTTTGCTGATGACCAAAGCCTTTGGCTATTGTGTCAGGACGTTTTGAATAAAGAGGTTGCAAGCCTTGAGCAGTTAACAAAGTTTGAGGCAAGCAAGGTTATTGAAGAGCTGCTAAAACTGGCAGCAGATAAGCAGCGAGAAGTTACGGACCCGTTCTAAAACTTAAGTAGGCCAATAGCATTGGTGCTTCCCGGCAGCGTGACTGGGTGAAGGTGCAAATCCTCAACGCTTAACCAGCGTTAGTTAGCCCGTAAGAGAGGCGGGTAAAGACCATGCAAACAATACGGGTGCATGGCAAGTGTGAACCGTGCTTACTAACGGACGGGTGGGCCCGGCGAACCTCTGCCTAGACCCGACAAACAAACTGAAGTAACCTAAACAAAACAAAACAAACCATGAACAAAACCACAGCAGCGAAAACGTCACCACGCTCAACCACACTGACCGATAGCAAGGCGCGCCAGCGCCGCGCTAGGCCAAGCGAAGCGCGGCAGCGGTAGCCCCCATGCCAAACAAATACAACGCCAACAAACAAAAACAATACAAAAACGCCAACTACCAAAAACGGCGCAAAGAACTACTACGCGAAAACCCCCTTTGCCATTGGTGCAAACGCAGACCAGCAACAGAAGCAGACCACCTAATAGAAGTTGACGCAGGCGGCAGCGAAGGGCCTCTAGTACCAAGCTGCAAACCCTGCAACGCAAGACGCGGCGCAAACTACAAAGCAAAAAAAAATTCGCGCAACAAAAACCACCAAACCAAAACCC